CTTTAGATATACCATCATCACGCTTCCAAGCTTTCTCTTTATACTTCATAGACAATCTATTCCAACTATCTTTTGAGCCTGGTTTTCTAGCCGTCTTACCTCTATTTTCAAAGTCGGTTGCAATTTGACCATGAATACGTGCATCTTTTGCAGCCTTAGGAATATAAGAAGCTAATGTTTCTTTAGAGATCTCATCAATCTGTACTGATTCTTGAGCGTCCTTAAAGTCTTGAGCTGTAGGTGCACCTTCACTTCCAGGTTTACGCATCTTTTCGCCAGATCCTGATGCTATTCTTTTACGTTTAGCATGGATATTATCCCATAAGCCGCGCTTACCTTCTTCTAGATCTGTATCTTCTTTTTGTACATCTAACTTAGCGCGAGCAAACATGGCATCGTCGCCTGTTACCATATTAACTAAGTCGTTATAAACATTTAGCAACATATTACGTTGTTTAATCGATAGTTGTTTATCAGCTTTAAATGTTTGCATAGCATTTCTAAATATTGCTACATCATTCTTATCTAATAAACCTAAACGAGCAAGTTGCATTAAACGTGAGTCTTGTTTATCTGCTGCTTCTATAATATTTTCTACTGATTCATTTACATGATCTGCTGAGCATGTACGTTTTGGGCATTTATCAACATGACGTTTAAAATTATCAGCATCACTGCGTTCTTTAAATTTAAAGATTGCCCCTTTATCTGTGTGACTATCAAATTCGCCTTTATATGTTTTAGCACCTGACATTACATGGTCAACATCTTTTGCATGTGGCTCTTCGTCATATTTACTACCATCATTGACATGCACTAAGTGCTGTTCATTGATATATGACTCTTTAAATACTTTTGGATGTAAAGCTTTTGCTTCTTCTTCATTATCATAGTGATTGATTAAAGCTTTCTTAACGCTTGCTTTATCGCCGTGATATGATAACTCATCTGTACCATGATACTTTGTTTCTACACCATGGGTTTTTTTCATGTATGCAGCATGTTTGCTATGCTCTGAATTTGCTAAAGCGTGCTGTGCATTACCAGATGAAGTTGCTTCGTTAACAGACTCTTTCATAGTGTCATGTTTAACTGAAGTCTTTTGTGTACCATATGAACCACCGTGGAAATGAACTGTATCATCTTCACGAGTAGCTTTCCATTTATTACCAGTCTCATCTTTAAATGAATGAGATTCACCGTGCTTTAATGCAGCGATTGGTTTGTGGTGTTCTGGATGTAGAGGGATTGAGAAATCAGAACCATGATGTACAGTCTTCATTGTACCCCAAGAATACTTCTGTGTTTTAACAGTGGCTTCTTCTAATTGGGTTTCTTCCTTAATACCACGAGAAGTTTTAATAAAATCGTGGGCATCTTTTAAACTATCGTGCTCGGCTCTTTTATGAATAGCACCACTACTGTCATAAACAGTAGTTTGATGTTTAGGGTTTGTTTTAGATGGAGTATAGATTGTACCTATACGATTCCCTGTCGCCTTTGAATGTACATCATAAGTTGGACGATTGGTATCTGTTCGTTGTTTGGTAGTAGTTGATGCTTCTTCGATCTGTTCGACTTCTTCTTTAGCTAAGCGTCTATCATCTTTATCTACATCACCATCTTTATCAATGTCGTCTTCTTTATTATAAGCATCATCACCAACTTTAATTAGACGTCGTACTTTACGACCAGATGCAGAGACTTTAAAGTCTGCTGTTGCAAGCATTCGAGCTTCTAAAAATTGTGCTAGCGTTTTCATATTAATCTACAATAGCAACAGGTACTGTTTTTACACCCGATGCGGCTTCAATAGTTTCAGTTGCTGTTTTACGTACAAATACTGTTTCACCAGCTTTTACAGTAACTGAACCAGTTGTTGTACCACCAGCGGTTTTTACAGTAATTAAAACTGCACCAGCTGTATCATTAAAAACTCGGATTAAATTATATCCAGTATAAAATGCACCCGTTAATGTGCGTTCAGCTTCTAAAAGTTTGAGGATTCTTTCGCTCATTTTATTTCCTATCGAATGTTGATAAGTCTTCTTTAAATGACTTAATAGTTAATCTTTTTTTGTCTTTAGGTTGTTTGCTTTTAGTAGCAGTGCCTTTAGCAATCCACCCGTATTCATTTAACATTTTATTGATGACTGCTTCTTCTACTTTAATTATATCTTTCAACCATTTTCTTTGCTTCTCGCCGTCATATGTTTCAATGATTACATAGTTGGATCCAAGTCTTTGGATCTGGCCGATCTGCTTAGTGTCTTTAACTTCTACTACATCACCCGCTTTAAAAAGCTCGCCGTTAACATAAGCTTCACGCTCTTTAGATAACATCGGTAACTGTATGTGCTGTCTAAAATTATATGTTTCTTTTAATCCTAGACCTGAACGAACAGCATTAAATAGTTTATGACCTTCTTTTAATGTCGAAGGTAAACTCTTAACAAACAATTCAAAGTTATTATCTTTAGCAGCTTCAATTATTTTTGGTTCAATGTCATGTGTATCAACGGAGATAAAATCTATTGACTTAAAATTATATCGAGATCTATTATAATTGTTAACTTCTTCTTTAAGTTCTTTAGGAATATTAGGCATTACTAAATCGACTTTAGTATAACCTTGTTCATATAAAGAATCTAATGCATCATATAAATCTACTATCTTTGAATCACTAATTATAGAACGTGCATGACGAGGGAATATCTTACGCATGAACTTAACTTTTGTATTGTACTCTAATGGAGAGTGCTCATCACATTCTTGCGATGTATAAATCCTGTATGGTCCACCTTCAGCAGACTCATGTACCTTATTGATTAGCTTTTCATTCTCAATGTTTGGTGGATTGAAATGACCAAATGTCAATACAACTTTACCACTAGTTTCTTTAAGGTATTCCTTAAACTGTTTCATAATTAAAATCCTACTTGGCTCTTACTATCAAATTTTGGCAAGCTTCTATTCTTTGATTTTCTTGCGATATCTTCTTGTCTAACACGACGTATTAATTTTTGAGATATACGATTGACGGCATTCTTCATGCGGCCTAATTTTATATCCACTTGTTTTCTTTGTGCGATGGGAATTTGAGATCTAGAGCGACCTTGATAAAGGCGTCTTATTAAGAGGTTTCTTGCCCTCTGTTTTGATCTAAGTTTTAATCGTTCAGGACTAGCGAATCTGCGTTGCTGAACTTTACGAGCCATGGCAATGCGAGCACCACGGCGGATGAATTGTTGTTTTCGTTTGATTCGAGCAGATGTATCTAAAACTTCATTAAGTTCGGATACTTCTTCATCTGTTAGTTGTACAGACTCAAGCTCTAGGTCGAATTCCTGCGAATATTCTTTAAACTTTAACATTTTTCCCATTAACCACGTGTGATAATAATCGAATTGAACATCTTACGAAGCGGTCCCAGTTAACAGCTTCTATTTCAATTCCATCAAATTTAATAACTGGTTCACTCTTATTTATAATAGTTTAGTCTACAACATTAATCTATTTCATCATCATCTTGATCAAATTCTTGCTGACCTTCTGATGTCAATATAGTCATCCTATGTGATTCTGGGGAAAGACCAACTATCCTATCTGCTAAGCTTAAATACTCTTCTTCTCTCATGCTTACAAATGTAACTTCAGTAGAATAGTACTTCCTAGTCTTGGACCTTTTATTAGGACCTTTCTTAGGCTTTACTAATTCTTCATACTCTAATTCATACCAACCAGTGCGCTGTGTTTTCTTGCGCTGGAGTTTTGTAGACATGATATTACTTTCAGTTAATCGTTATGACCCATACCTTTTCGCGTATCGCTCATTAGTTCATGCGCATGTTCATCTGAGACATGTGCTGGTACACCAGCTCTAAACTTCTTAAAATCTTTATTCTTAGCGTGTTCACGCATCTTCGTACCAGATATACCTGTATCTCCTTCTGCATCTGGATCTCGTGTACCTGCAGAATGCACTGTAATCTTTTTAAAGTGGAATGGCACATGACCTTCTTTATTTGGTTTTCCGTTTAATTCTTTAAGTCTCTGTTTATATTCAGCCACACGATCTGAGCCAGCAACTACATGTAGGTGTGTTACACCTTTCTTGTGTAGCTCAGCAGCATGTGAGAACAATGTAGGATTTTCTTTTGATGATGAACGGATGTTTGCACCAGGTGCATAACGTTTAAGGTGTTTAACCTTCTGTTCACCAGATAATGGATTCTTTTTAGAATCTTGAGAATGAGATACGATCATGTGATGTTCGCCGCCAACTTTCTTAGCAACTTCTTGCACCTTATTAATTACTTTAAGATGACCTGATGTTGGAGGATTCATGCGACCATAAGCAAGAGTTGCATGTTTGGCTTCGGCTTCTTCCTTAAGGAAGTTTGAAAAGGTTTGCATTATTTGTCCTTAGCAAATCTTGGATTATTTAAGATAGCATTTGAAACTTTTACTGGAACAAGTTTCGAAACTGGTCTTAATTTTCCATTGTGTTTTTTCTGTAATACTATACCTTCTCCTGGAGATTTCTTACCATCGATAGATGTTTCCATATCAGGATGAGTTACACCTTTTAATACGTGTTCAGTAGCTTGACCTAAGTGGTGACGAATATCTAATGAACGTTGGAAATGTTCTTTATGTGCATCGACATGACTAGATAATGCATTAAACTTTGACATAGCTTTTTCTTTACCAGCCGCTGTCTTTAATTTACCAGCTGCTTTTTCTCCTTCACCTGCCAAATGCTTTTTATATCCAGCAATTGAAGGTGCTTCGCCTCTTCGTGTAGTTCTATTTAAATATATTGTAAAATGGTTAGTATGATCAGGAGTTAAGTGATGTGTAGAATGAGTGTCCATTAATTTTTGAGCTGCAGTTAAATGATGTTCTACGTGTGCTTGATCTTCAGCTGTGTATGGATGTTCTTTATGATTAAATGTATACGCTGGAACAAACACGTTATTGCTTTTCTTCACCGCACCTTTAGAAGGTGCATGAGCAACGCCTTTAGTTACTTCAGTATGTATAGCCAATCCAATAGGAGCTTTTGTCTTTGCTTTATATGTGATTCTGTTTGGAGTTGTTGTAGTGGTATCTTTACTTTGTTTAGTAGTTTCATCTTTTGGTGTGTGCAGTAAGTCACCTTGAATATGATGTCCTTTACTAACGATCTCATGACCGTGTTTCAATAGATGTTTTAATGCATGAGCATACTGTGGTTGATGTCCAAAATGTTGGTCTACTTCTTCAGGAGTTCTTGCAACAACACCTCTTGCAATCCTATGTTTATCTGATACACCTACGCCTTTAGCATCGTGTATTACATGCACAGATGAACCACCGTCAGTTTTCAATGAAGCTGACACTTCGCTCTTTTCGCCTTTGCGAAGTTTGTGGAACTGCTTTACTAAATTTATAGCTGCATTACCATATCTTGAATCTTCATGAGGTAAATCTTTAGTATGTGTAAGATGACCAAGCATCTCATCATCGACTGATGTGGCTTCGAACAAGAAATCTTTAAAAGTAATCATTAACAGTTCCACTTTCTTAAAGCTAAAGCTTTTCTGGTTGGTCTACCTTTTTGATCTTTCATAGGACCATCAACTCCACTCATGCGAGCACAAAATGATTTACGACGATTAGCAGCTTTACTTCCTGGTTTTAATTTAGATGGTTTAGTAGTCACAGCTGTTTGAAGTTTACTACCAGGATTTTCTCTCTTATAAGCATCAACACCTTTTTGTGTTAATCCACCAGTAGACGACTTGTGTCCTTTAGCGTCAACAGCATATTCTTTGATGTCTTCTTTATCATCTTGGCCAGGAGTATCTTTCTTATAACGCTTCGTAAGTTTGGTTGTTCCCCATTCTCCTGCGCCGTGTTCTTCTTCTAAGTATTGTTTGAAAGTTATCATATCTCTTTGGCATTCTTATTTGAAATTGCTGTTAATTTAGCTACGATAAAAAATCTACCGCCTCTAACCCCGAATTGTGTCTTAGCTTGTTCTGGTCTAATATAATAATATGGTTCGTAATCACCCGTTGGTTCTTTACCATGAAATACTGTATGACTGCTAGTGATGGTGTAAATTCCACCGGTACCTTTTTTAAAATCTAACACTCCTTGATACAACACATCAATGTTTTGTCTGGAGTCAGGACCTGAAGTTTTAAAATCTTTACCAAAGAGAGTTTTCATACGTGTACGTTTATCTTTAACTTTTCTGTAATACGCGGTCTTCATAGGTAAAACACCAGGAGAACCATCAGTCGATAATATATTCTTCACGTCTTTTACAAATACATCTAGCTCTTCTGATGGAGACAATTCAATCATGCCTCCGTACTGTTGGAAATCTTTTGCACGTGTACCCTTTTTATGGGAGATCCATGCAACCTCTTTACCTTTAGGATCTAATATATGAAAGTCGCTCTTAGGTGTTCCATCAGTTTTCTGAAAGTTAGAACACTGAACTACTTTACCATTTATATCAACCTTAATAAACGGTTTGTTTTCTTTATTTAACAGTGCTTGCAACTTAGCTTGAATATCTGTCAATGCTATTGACTCAGCTACTGTACCAGATCCAGCACCCTTACCACCAAATTCTGCCGTTTTTGCAAGATCTGATATCTTGTATTCTTTATTTGTTGTGCTCTTCAAACGAATTGCATTTAATAACTCATTACTGCCTTGTTTCAAACCTTGAGCTATCGCTCCAAGAACAGCAGCATCTTTTTTAAACTTCACAACTTCACCAGAAAATAAAACAAAATCTTGGCCTTCTTCAATCTTCTTGATTAATGTTGGTCCTCTGCCTTCTCGCCCAGGTTTTAATAGTTCACTGGGTGTAAGTTTCTTATATTGACTTTGTGCCACAACCTTGCTCCATGTTACTGTTGCTCTAAATGGCAACTGACATATACAAGATCTATTTATATAAAAAAGAGGGGGCATGAAGCCCCCTTTCAAAGTACTACATTATGACACTACTTAACTATTCTTTACGTATAACTCATATAAGGGATCTTCCAGTTCACGTGCCTCGATCTCCCATGGAGAATGATAATGATCTCCTTTATATGCCTTATTGTCGATCCTACCAGTCATCATTTGCCATACATGTACTAGCTCATGCGCTAAACACTTGATAGCAAAGTCTAAACCTCGATCTCCCCTGATCTCTACCATGATCTCTTTAGGTTTACCATTAGGATAGTCTTCTGTGCATAGACAATAACCATCCACGTATTCCTGTAAACCCTTACCACGGACTGATATTTCAATATAAACTTTTCTGTCTTTTTTACCTAACAATTCATTTAGGAAAAGTGAAGCTGCGCTGTACAACTCTTCGCGCTTTGCAGCGGTAAGATATCTCGATTGCTTTATATAAACCACCACACTACCCACCTTTCTTATTCATCATAATCTGGTCCGAAAAAACGAGGATCTGCAAGCTGCATCAAGTCTTTTTCGACATCTTCTACCATATCTACAGGAATATTCATCATCGCTGCGACAGTTAAAGGTTTAAAACCTTGACGCAAGTGATCTTCAATATCTATGACGAGGTCTTTCATGCGACTCATGCTTTTCCTTTCTTAAAGTTATTACTAATCAAATTGGCATTTCGTGCACCAATCTTCCATATAGTTCCTGTGCGATTAGGAAATGTCCGTTGTGATGCCTTAATTTTACGTGGTTCACATACTGTAAACTTCACGCCATCTATGATGGTTACGGTGTCATTGTATCTCATTATCTTACGTCCGCAATATAAACATCAAAACGAGTAGCATGTTTCTGTGGCAAGTATGCGTCATAAGCACTATTGTAACGACCACCATATCGCATGTTTGCATGTACACGACGTGGACCACGTCCCATCAAACGAACACGTTTGACTGCAGGTTTTTTAGGTAATGGTTCGCCACGATATTCAGCAACTTGACACGCGTACTTATAAGATTGAGCATTGCTTAAGTTGATAGCTTTGACTGTTTTCTTAACGATATCAATTTGTTGCATGTCAGCAACAGACTGAGGATCAGCGGTAAAAACGTAAGAGTTTGAACGTTGTTTTTTCATGATTAAGCTGCCTTTCTTTCTTCAGAACTATCCATCATATCGAACATAATCTTTTTTGCAATGTTCATGTATTGACGTGCTTGATTTGCACGTTGTGGAGAAACCCAACCATCGTCGTTGAATTCTGCATCGATGACGTGTTGAGCGTCACTGATAAGACCAGCTGCAAACATCATCTCAGTACCGGGGAAAGCTTGTTGCTTTACCATCTGATCTACTTCTGCTGCTGTCATGCCGTATGCTTGTTTTTCCCAAGCTAATTTTTCTGTGTGTGTCATAATGTTTTCCTTTTTTCAATTTATGGATCCATTATACCCTGAAACCCGCAGTTTGTACATAGGCCCCCCTAAAAATTTATTTGCTAATGAAATCATAGACTTGCACGGACGGCTCGTCATCTAGGAGCATTTCATACCGTAAAAAAAGTTAAAAAAAGGACCCTCCAAGGGGCCCTTTTGTAAGTCATTGATTTTGTTAACCTTTTTACTACTCACCGGCAGCGCCTGGTTGCGTTAGTCTTTGGAGACTAATGTATCCATCAAGGGGAAGATCTTTGAGATGACCTGAGCGCATCCTCGAGCTACTTCCATATGCTCCAGTTGAGTACCATGTCCACTACGCAGTTCAATGAAGTGTACCCATGAACGTAATGTGCCGTTCATGTATAATCTGCTGACAGTCAAACCTTCTGGTAACACTGCACGTGCTTGTTCTTTAGCGATACCATTATTGATTGCCCAATCGTATGCATGTTCAGCAGCAGATATAACTTCTTGCTGCTTCCACTTCCATTGTTCCATCAAGTTCTGTTCAGTGAGTGTAAGTCCACTTAGCTTTATACTGTTTTGTCGATTAGTGGGATCCTGCTTTCGTGCTTCTCTAAGTACAAACGACAAGTCTTTAGTAGGATCAGCATATCGTTGACTGAATTCTTGGAAGCTGAAACTTCTGTGTCGTAAGATTTGTCTTGCGATGTCTCTTGTTGTGGTGATTTCCATGCACGCTGAGACCATTTCGAGTGGTGACCAGTGCTGGTGTTTGATGAGGTATGAGATGAGTTTTGCTGATGATTCGGTGTTAAGTTGGTTGGTTGGATTGGAGACACGGGCGCAATACGCAATGAGTTCCTGCGCATCTTCGATACCCACAGATCTAAAGTCTTCGGTTGGTTGTGAATAGGAAACAAGTTTAACATCCATCATTTTCTCATCATATCTTCTGATTCATATAGTTTAATCTCTAACACATCACTGCCCAATTTCATAGCAAAATCTGTTGCTTCTTTTAATGTTTTAAACCATTTAAAGAAAACAGTCGATTCACTTGCAGTTGGAAAATAAGTTACTTTATACATTAATGCACCTTTATGGGTTCTTGTTTATCATTTAGCGCCGTGAAGTCCATGTTTGTTACACTCACCAATAGATTAATAAAATCATCTACAGTTTTTGCGGAAACATTCAAGTGAGACAACCTTGCTATCATGACTGATGAGAACATAAGCGGAGATATCTTATATTCTATACAAAGCTTGTGCATGATGTCATCTATTTCATAGCTAAGATTTTCTAGATCTTCATCTCTAATCATACTTGAATCCTCCAAAATCTTTCTTGCCTTCTCTATCACCAAAGGTGTTTAGTGGTTTATCGTCTTCTTTGACATGTGCTGCATCGCTAATCAATGTCTGTGCACTTGCTTCTACATCATAAAGCTTCATCCTAGAACGATCTACACCGATGATGAATCTTTTGTGGAACGTTGGGTCGTTGTACCTGTTTTTGAGCTGCTTAACCATAAGTTGGCCAAGTTTCTCAAGCTCTTCCGTCGAGATGACCGCAAACATAAGATCAGCTGTAGCCGGTAAACCAAAAGATTCACTTGTGTCCTCAAGACCAACATCCGTATTCGAGAAACCCGATCTGGTTGTTTGTGTTGCTGATACGACTGGACAGTTGTTTTCGACAGCAAAGCCGCGCATCTCCTCTGCGATCGCTTTAACGTATGAGTAAGTATTAACCGATCCACCCAATCCACGAATCCTCGAACTGGCGCAAATATTAAGATAATCAATAAAGATAATATCGGGTTTAAAATTCTTTTTAAGTTTAAGTTCATTTAATAATGCTCTAAAGTGTCCGACATGAGCTGCACCAGTTGGATACTCTTTAATGATTAACTTACCGATATTCTTTTGACCGATCTTTTGGATCTTTTGGTCGTACACTTGTTTTGGTAGTTGCTCTAACTGGTCGATCGGGATATTCATGAGGTTTGCATCAATACGTTCAGCTATACGTTCCTCTGCCATTTCCATTGTTATGTATAATACGTTTTTACCCTGTACTAGAGATGAACCAGCCATGTGACACATGAACAAGGATTTACCTACGCCTGTACCAGCTAAGATGATGTTTAACGTTTTGTTTGGAAGACCGCCTTTAGTGATCTTATTGAAGTAGTCAAGGTCGAATGGAAGCCTCGACTCAGTCCTATGATAAAAATCATAACGCGCATCAGAAGCGTCAATATAGTCATGACCAACGTTGGTATCAAAGCTAACAGATAGTGCTTTAGATAGGATATCAGGGATTGCATTGTTTGAAAGATCCTTATGTTTACCATCTATAATTTGAATAGATTCCATAATCGCAAGATATATGGAACGTTCTTGACAAAACTTCTCTGTCTCATCTAATGCCCATTGGATGTCAACAGGTTCTGCTTTGTATGCCTTGTCAACAATATCCATTACATCATTAGTGACATTTGGAATACGTTGTAACTCAATCTTTAATGCTGCTTCAGTTGGAACTTTATTGTATTTGTCAATAAAGTGGTTTATTACTGCAAAGAGAAGTTTTTCTCCTCTTTCAAAGTATTCGTCCTTTAGAAACGGCAGTGCACGTCTAGTAAATTCCTCATTCGTGCACAGTTGGTTCAGTATCAGTTGGCTTATCATTTTTCCCTAGCTTATATTTTCCAGTATCCATTGCGTCTTCAATGATATGTGTTAAGATATCACCTAAGAGATTCATGAAGGTTACATCTTCCTGTAGTTCTTCTTGCGTCATCAACAAATCATCTGGAATTTTAGATATATTAAATTGAAATTTTAGTTTTGCGTTATCTACTTCTTCTTGAACTTCAATGCGACCATACTTATAAATGATATCTTTGTAGTCGCCTTCCTTGATCTTAACATACCAATCTTCATCACCTTTATGTTCAACGAAGGTATAACTATCTTTAGATATCTTCATCTTGAAGCTCTTCTATGTGCTGTGGTTCTTCTGCTTGATACATCTTACCACTGCCGATTTGATATGTGTCGACAATATATTTTTGGAAGTCAGGATCTTTTAATAGTGGTGCCCAGAACTCTTCACATAGCGTGTCTTTCTCTCGTACCTTGCCATCCAAGAACTCACCCGTGCTTCTGTCCACTTTTTGATACCACCCGTTAGAAGGTTTGCCGACGAAACCACCAGCCATAGCGACGTCAAGCAGACCAGAATAACGCTGAATTCCACCTTCATAGCTAACAGATAAAGGTATCTTAGACTTTTCTTTAACATAACGACTCTTCTCCACATTAATGATAAAGTGGTATCCTTTAATCTCTGTGCCTTCTTTATCTTGTTGACGACCTAAGATCCAAATAGTATCAGCTGAGTAGTAGATACCTGTACCACCAGAAACTACTGCTTTAGGGAACATCCCGATTTCCATATACGTATGATTGACTGCAAGTAGCGGCACATCTTTCATCGTTAGATATGGTGTTATCATTCTAAATAAACCTTTAAGTGCTTTAGCACGTGACATA